GTCCATCGAACGAAGCTTTTCTATATACTAGAAGAGTCAAGTTCAGGACAGATAACAGTGCACAACTGAAATCCGCCTAAATATGAAAAGAAGAGTCTGGACTATAAGTCTAGTCAAGCTGTGGCTCTCGTGTAGTTATAGGTAATTCGCATAACCTGCAAAAGCAGTAGTAGCGTCCCACCAACGAACTCCCGGCATCCCAGCTTTAGCCGCAAGAAGCACTAACCAGTTTTCAGTTGGTATAGTACGTCTAGGAGCTTCATTAAATTTAAAGCTCATTGCATATGCAGTTGAGTCTTTATATAATTTAACAGCTTCTAAGATAGGCATACCATATTTGGCTGCTTTGTATAGTCGATCTTCAAGTTCGTCTAAACGATCTTGTGGGTCGGTATCCCGTAAAAGGATATCTTCGGCTATACTACGTCTTTGTGCCATTATTACAGAATTTGTTTCTCCTAAAGGAGACAAATCGAGAATAGTGAACGCAAATTCGTCTATCTTTGCATCATAAGTTGATACCACTTGTTTAGTGATAGCTAAAGCCTTCAAATAGGCAGTTTCACTCATATAAGGAATCAGCTCGTCTCGAGCGAGTTCTAGTCTCGTATCAAAATCTGATAACGTAGTTTCTAGAATCTCGTAAGATTCACCTTTCAGCATTTCGACCACGCTTTGCATAGTCTGATGCAGTGGTATAGAAGCCTTCTTAGGCTCTATAACATCCTCCTCGTTATGAGGATCTATCAGTACACTAATTGCATATTCTAGCGATTTATTATCCGATTTGGTTAATGATCCTAAAATAGCTAAAAGCGCATGATGTGCGCCAGCCTTAAGAGGTTTGGTCATATCATGACTTCCACGGGCTAACACGGCTGCAATTGCAGTCCGTGATAGCTGGATTCGTCTAAGAGCTAATCGCAAGATTAGTCCAACTTTTCCGGGTAATGAATCTCCTTTAAGGAATTCATTCCATGATAACCCTGAGACATCCTCACCGCTTAAAGAAGTTCGCTTAGCGAACTCAAAAGCAGGAATAGTCGGGGCAGGTATTGATTTGGCAGGGTTTGCACCCACGCCTAAGAGATCGAGTATTTTACAATACTCGAGATAAACATCTTTATCAAAGATAACTATGTCATCTCCAAGGATCTCGTATAAATCAAACCATAACTCCTGTTTTCCTTTGCATCTGTGAACTGCAAATTGCAGTATCATATGATGTGTTAAGGCTAACATAGCCCAGGAACTTAAGGCCCCCATTGGTTGCCCAACGGAGTATTTGTATGTACCAGGAACTAATTCAGGATATAGATCCGTGATTTTAGAACTGTTTAACACATAATCTCTTTCTACTAACAGATTTCGCCAAGCATCACTTAATGCTTTAGAAAATAACGTCGTTAATACACTTTGTTGTAAAACAATAGGTAAACGATCGGTAGCACTGCTAAGGTCAACTGACCACGCGTGCCCCCGACGCAACGCTTTCTCCATAGATCGCGATGCCGAAGCATCTTGATCCAAGGTTCCATCGTTAGGTAGAGCCCCTAATATCTTAAATAAATAAGAATGTAGAGGTTTTAAGAATGACTGTGTCCAAACATCGACTATGGCGAAAACACGAAGTTTTCCGGCTGCTTCCTCTTTTAGAGAAAGCTGACCGCCTTTAAGATTTACATCTGAAGGGCTAGCAAATGTCCACGTTCTTTTATCAGGTAGGAAAGTTCTTCGAACTTCCGCTCCAAATTCTTCTGCGCAAAATGCCATATTCCCTTTTACTGGAATACGGGCCCCTTTTGTAAGTGCTTGAAATAAGTACTCGGTATAATTATCGAGTTTCTTAAACAAGACAAAAGATTTAGAAGCTATAGCATATTGCTTAAATAAGTTATAGGTTCCTGCATCTTGGACTATCCAACACAAATCGGATAGTACGGAAGACATGGCTACACCTGCGTTAGTACTGGCAGATCTTGACTTAACAATGTAAGAGGCAGATATTGACGATTTAGAGGGTAAATACTCTCTTAATAATCTCTTCATATCTTTCGATATAAAGGTGTCGAAATCATCAAGTATACCCTGCTGTCCTGAATAAGGATCAGTAATGGTATTTAACTTGGGTGATAACGGTCCTTCTATAATTCGATAAAGATTGAACAATGTCAACCAGAATCGTATAACGCTAGCATTACCATTTCGTATAGATCTTCGATCTTGCGACTGGATAATAGAAGGGATTCCATTATGGAGTCTCGGAAGTGGCATAGAAGGTTCTGCGTCTCTTAACGATTTGTAAGGAGATCCTGCAAGGAAACGTTGTAATGCTACTGATGAAGCCTTCAGCCACTTAACAGTGTATGAGGTTCCATGACATTTATTCATTTTTAGAATAAAATGTCCAAAGTTATGTATAGTTCTTACACGAGAGACCACTTTTACACGATTAAAGATAATCGAGGAAATTTTCCAAGAATACTTTAAAAGTATAGATAGAAACTCTTGCGAATTTCTAAGCGAAAACATAGACTTAGGTGCGTCAACAGATAATCTTTTGAGTGATTTAGGATTTATATTAAATATAAATTTCTTCATCTCGATTAAGTGTATCTGGCTAAGACTACTGCGCTGTTCCTTTTCACAGGGACGCCAGTTATCAAGGTGCCACCTCTGCAATTAGTTTGTTATAAGATAACTCTCTAAGCATTGCGGATAATCTCAGGTCATTATCGGAACCAGAAAAGGGTTTCACTTCTTCTTTCTAAAGAAGGGGTAGATCCAATCTTAC